GTTGTATATGTTTGAATGTCCCAAAGATGTAAATCAAATTCAGTCGATGCTGTTGTATAAGGTGCATCAGAAACACTGAATGAATATACACGGGCATCACCAATCTTTATTGCATTACTACCATTAGGTTCGTTAGTTGATGGATCTACATTATCAGTACCTTTTCTGCGATTATAAAGACCAATAGTATTGGCATTATTACCACCAATGTTTATCCAAGGAGTTCCAGCAACATTATTAACTTTCAGCAAACTACCCATTTTAAATGGAATAGATGCTTTTTTAATTGTTTTAGTGTCTCTTGGTTTCTCTACATCTAAGACTGTTGTTCCTGGTAAAGAAACATCAAATCCTTTAACATATGCCTTTCCTGGAGAAAGTTTAACGCACAGTAAATCTTCTGCGGGTGTATTACCTTCATCAGTTTTTTGTGCCTCTGTATATAATCCATTAGAACCTATCTCATCGTTCAATGAATTTTGTACCTCTACCTTAAATGGGTTTACAGAATAATTTCCAGATTCATCAAATGTTCTTTTTGCAAAATATTTTTTAATTTCAGAATATACTGAGGTATCCTGAATTTTCTTAATCTGTCCGTCTCTAATCCTTAATAATTCTACAAAATTAGTATCCTCAAAATCATCTAATGACTTTTTAGTTAATTTAACACTAATTTTAAACCTATCAGCACCTGGTGCAGCATAGTTTGTAAATCCCTTTGCATTATCAAATAGACTAGGATCGTCATTAGCATTAATAATCTGCTCTAATACCTCAAATCCAACCCTATAAGATGGTCTGTTATTATATGGTTCTAAAACTAATGTTGATTTAGTTACATCTACAAATGTACCTCTAATAAAATATACTCCATTTTCAACATTAAATGAAGATCCAGTATGAGACGCATTTTCTGGTTCTAATGTTAAAACCGTTTCACCTGCTAATAAAGTTGTATTTCCATAAGTAACATTTTCTTCTAGAACTAATATTTCACCATTTGGGAATAATTCACTTGTAGAACTACTTCCAGATTCAACATATTTTACAAAAATTGTTGTTGAATCAACACCTTCAGTTGGAGGTATAATATAATTTTTAATAGTCGCAACTATTTGAGAATTTTGTCCCCTAACTCTTGTACCTTTACCATCATTATTAGCAACAATAGCATCCAAATATATTGAAACATCAATTCCTAAATGCTCTGGATTAATCTTTGAAGAAAAATATGTTGAATCATACTCAATATTACCAGGAATCACCATTGATCCCTCTTTAAACATATGAGAACCGAAAGATTCTACCTGATTTTGAAGTATTGATTGTAGACCTGATAATTCTCTTGCTTGAACTGGAAATCCAGGTTTAAACAGAACCTTATAAAAATTATCTGCCTTATCAAAATCATCATAATAAGGACTTATATTTAAGTTAGTCTTTTGTGGCATTTTTCTTTAGAATTCCAGGATGATTTTAATGTCTTCTTTTTGTCTCTCATTACGAGCAATCAAAGGTCTATTGTCTAGATAAACAACTTCCCCTGATCCTTTATTTATCTCAGAATTGGATAACCCTGCTGAGAAGGAAATACCCAAGTTAATTAACTTAGTTCCAGTTGGATTTGTACTTATTCCTGTAAAATTGTTATTAATTGTTCCCTTAAAGGCACCACCTTCAATCTGATTTACAGATGCACCAGTTTCAAATTGATATATCCGACCCTGAGTTGATATACCAGTATAGTCAGTTTGATCATTTGTAGTAGTATAATTTAGAGATCTATCTCTAAAATATTTCAATACACTAGTATCGCTATCATAAGATGCAACATATCCTGTTGCTATCTTTCCAATATTTGGTGAGATAGTCAATGTTTGTGTAATTTTTTCACCAACTACAGGTGTACCATCCACCTCAGAGAATGCAAACGCCTGTAATGAAGAATAACTATTATCTGTATATGTAACAGAAGTACCTACTTTAGTTGGATTTTTTACAATCCCAACTTGAGCAAATTTAGTATCTGTTGGAAAATCTTTTGTAGAATCATCAAATCTTGCATAAATTAGAACTTTATCAGTTCCTAATTCTGTATAAAGATCATATCCATGTCCAAGTGATGGTGGAATTATAGGTATAAGTTTTGCTCTATCAGTTGAGTTAACATTGCTACTTAATGTTCCCAAATCAACAAGAGCATAAGAATAACCTTTACCTCCAGCACTCACAGTAACATTAGTAATTACACTATTAACTACATCAACTCTAGCTTTAGCACCAGTACCATCACCTATAATTGGAACTTCTTGTCCTAATCCATCAGCATATCCTTTACCCGCCTTTTCAATATAAACATGTTTAATTTGATTTTCGTTTACAGAAGAATCACCATTCTCTCTAACAGATCTAATTTGTGAATCAGTAGAAGATCCCCAATTATTAGGAACTGTTATATATTCAGTAGAGTCAAATTTTATAATATCAGTAGGAGATACAGTAAACAAATATTTCCAAATATATCCATCACCACTAGTTCCAGCTCTAGAAGGTTCTAAATCGGTGAATGTTGGTTCATCCTGTGAAGGATTTCCTTTAGCTGTAGATGAGTCTTTAGATCCATATCCACCATTACTAATACAAATATAAACTTTAAATTCTGAAGTAATTACATAATAATTAGCACTATACAATCTAGTAGATTGTGTTATTGGACTTTTATTGGTAATAGAATAATCATCTCTATAAATTTCATATCTATTTCCTGCAGTCCATTCTACTTTTCTAATAACTCTTCTAATATTTGCTGAACCTATCTTTTTACCAAACATCATAGTGTCACCAACATGTGACAAATATGAATAACTATCTTCTGGATCAGGTGTGTTAGCGGTCCAATTTGCGGATCTACCATAACCAACAAGACCAGTAGTTCCTGTAGGATTTGGTAAACCAATAAATGCATAATATGAATTGTTATCAGATTCAACTGATTCTACAAAATTACTTGCATTCAGGATTCTAAATTGATCAGTAACAATTGCGGACATTGTGATTTAACTTTTTTTCTCTATTTATAGTGATTTTATTTGGTTTTTAATTTGTAAGACCAAATGCTCTGATTGCACCCGTAGATCGCAACCCTTTTATTGAAGTCTGAGTGTAACTTCTTCTTTGAATTGTTGGGAATGTACTCAAACCAGAATCGACAGTTAATCCTGTTACTCCAATAGAAATTGGAGAATCTGATCTAGTAGCATCATATATTCTACCCCAAGTAATTCTTCCAAGAGATGTAGTAACTCCTACACCACCTGTACCTGCTGGATTATAATATCCAGTTGTCACCAATCCAACAATGTCAGAACTACTTAATACGTTACAGGTAATAATTCCTGCCTGTCCACTTGTCCATATTGCATGAACCTTGTAGATATTATCTAAGAAAGTTGATCCAATTGAAACTATATCATTATCTGTATATTCAACAGAAGTAATTGCTGATGAAACTTTAGTATTGGAAACAAGAATTGAATATCCAACTTTTAATTTATCTGCTTCTTTGTCTGCAACAAATCCAAATTCAAGTGCTCTTGAATGACCATCAATACCAGATACTTGTTTTATACTAGTAATAATTCCAGTATAACCTTCAACCTTACCAGCAGAAACTATTCTTTCATTCTTAAATGATGGATTATCAACTGTAATTTGAGGTGGATTAGATTGACTATATCCTAAACCTTCATTTGTTATAACATAAGAATCAATACTTCCATCTGTTATAGTTACAGTTGCAGTTGCAAAAGTTGAAACTCCTGCTACAGCAAACTGGTCTCTAGTTTCAGTACCAACACCAACACCAATTGGAGCACCGATTGAAATTGTTGGTGTAGCAGTATATCCACTACCACCATCAACTATAGTTAATGATTGTATGGTTCCTGCAGCAGATACTACAGCATTAATAGAAGCAGTTGATTTAGGTGCTCCCTCTATAATTAGAGTGTCAACAGAGTTGATAGTTACATTGTACCTATCACCACCTTCTAGTGCTGGATTTGAAGAATCTTCATAATAGAATGACTCTGCATCATCAACAAATATACCACCATTAACACCAATACCAGTATTAGTCTCTACATCACCAATAACTTTTGCAGTTGGATATATTTGAGGTTCAATAGAAGATCTAGATTTTGAAATAAGTTCACCTTTAATAGATAAATCTTCTTTTTGTTTTGTCCATCTTAATGGTTTAGGATCATCTTCATTAATACCTACTCCAGTATAGACATTAGTTTCAATAATATCAGAACCCTGAATTGATTTTATAACTCTTTCATCATCTTGAGTAAGGCTATCTTTAAATAGTGGAGATTTATAAACTCTTACATCATCACCAACCTTAAGAGTTTCTTGTATATCTACAATCTCAACATCAACATTCCTATCACCAATATAGAAGAATACATCAACATTATCTGAAGCATCAGGTGGTTCAGTAAATTTAAATGTAGTTCCTCCATTGAATTGATATGCAACTTTAGGTGTCTGTAAAACTCCATTTATGAATATCAATAAAACTGCATCCAAATCAATTTGTTCTGATACTGTATCTCCAGGATCAGTCATGAAACTTAATAGTTGACCGTTAAAGAATAGTGGGAATCTGGTTCTAGTACCATCTTGATAACCCCTAATACTATCAATGAAATCTATTTCACCAAATTGCCAAGCAGCAAAGTAATCATTAAATATTGAATTAACTTCCAATTCAAATTCTTGTATTGGTTTTTGTAATCTCTTATCATGAACCAATCCTATTGGTCTAACCTTATCTCCTATCTTAAATGAATGTCCATGTCTAGAAACTTGGAAATTAGATATTTCAAAGAATGTAGAACCAATACCAACTGAAGTCTTAGCAGCACCTACTTCTAAATCTACTAATAAATTACTACCAGTTGCTTTTGTTAATCCTGTACCCAATCTAGAAATACCTTCAACTGGAACATCATCATAACTTGGGCTAGGAATTTCAATAACTGGATTAACATAATGTCCACCAACCTCATTTATCTTAAGATCTAAAGCACCACCAGTTCCAGCAGGTGATTTTCCAACATTTATTCTAAACCAATTAGTAGCAGTTTTACCTATAGGAACTCCAGCATTATAAATTGGATCAGTTACACGAGGATAATTGTGTAATGATTGATGATGATCATGCTCACAAGTAAATGATAGAGAATTTGCTGCTATTTCAATAAGTTGATTTGCTTTTAAAATACATCCATTAACAGTTTTTGCTGGAACAAATGTATGATCATACTGTTCTGAAGATGGATTTGGGTTAACATTAACTTTAAAGGTATTAACAGTCTTATTTGTAATCTGCAACCACTTACCACTAGCATAATCTGTAGGTCTTGGATATGAATGCTCTGTAGCATCACCATCTTTTGTACAAGTAAATGTTAGTGAATTATCTTCAATTAAAATATAGTCTCCAACATTAAATCCATGTGCATTCTTAGTAAGGGTTAAAACACCAGTTGTTTTTGCATAATTGGCATTAGTTGGTGTAATAGTAGAACACCCAACAAAACCATGTGCATTACTTGTTACCTGCATCCATCCTGTTGATGGATTATAATCAGCATCAGTAACATTTCTTTGTGTAGATCCAGTAAATGCAGCACCTGCTGTTGCAGTTACGAACTTATGCTTATTACCAGCAACTTTAGCAGTAACTACACCACCATATCCACCTCCTCCACCAGCACCAACATTGACACGAATTAAATTACTTGAAACTGCATCTATACCTAATTCTTTTCCAGATGCTGGATCTGTAGAACGTGGATATGTATGTTCTCCAAGATGATTATCTCTAGAACATGTAAATGTTAATGAATTATTCGCTATGTCTACTGTATTATTTGCTTTCTTAAGGCAATCTACAGCAACAGATTGATTTGTTTGGAACTCATGAGTATAATTTCCACCAGAAATTACAGCATTAGGATTAGCAGATACAAATGTATGTTGTGTTGTATTTGTGGAAGGTATTGTAGTTAATACTTGTAATGTAATAGTTGTATCAGTTACAGATTCAATATTAATAGGAGTGTCATAGAATGGATCTGTAGAACGTGGATAGAACTTAGTTGTTGCATTATTATCTACATCACAACTAAATCCAATAGATTGATTAGCAAGTTTAATACTAGTACCTGGTTTTAATGAATGAGATCCAATAGTTAATTCCATTAAACCTGTAACAGGATCATAATTTGCATCTGTTACATTAAAGTTTACTATAGGTGATGCTCCAACATCAATAGTGAATGTATTAGTAGCAACGTTAGATATTTCCATCCACTTATTGCTAATTGGATCATTTGGTCTTGGATAGGTTTTATTTACACTACTTCCCATTGAACACTTAAATGTTAAGGAATTATCCTTAATTTTAACGTAATCTCCATTAGAGAAGTTATGACCCGTAATAGTAATCGTTAAAATACCAGTAGAAGGAACATAAGATGCATTTTCTACAGTATGTGTAGTTGCTGCTTGTAAATTATGAGTACCAATTGTTAATAGTAAATCACCAGTTGAAGAACTATAAACTGCTTCTGATGGTGTAAATTGTGTACCTGTATTTGCAGTAATAGAATTATTTGCTGAACCTACAAACTTATGAATATATTCAGTATCACTAACACCTATAGATACTGGTTCACGATAACCAGAACCTGTATTTAAATCATTATAGAATTCAAATAAATCACCACCGCCTTGATAAACGTGTGGAATAGTACATACACCAGCCTTAACTTCAACAGATCTTTCTGATATTATTCCAACTAAAGATAATGCACGATCATCATCATTGAATATAGTCGTTGTTACACCTGCATGCTCTGTAGAACATTTAAATTCTAAATTCTCCAATTTAACAGTTTTTGGTTCGCCAAGAGATAACCCATGAACTTCATTAGTTGTAACTGTAATAATACCAGTTATATGACTGTATGAAGCAGTTTGAATACCTAAACTTACACCTGAAGAAGTCCCAATACCAACTATTGAATCAAGGCTATTATCAGCAGTATCTTTAAATGCTTGAACTAATGATCCCTTAAGTGGTGCATACCCTAAACCTGAAGTTGATCCTAGAGATACAATGATACCACCTCTTGGTAACTGATTTTGATTGATATCAAACTCAGATTGCATCATAGTTCCATTTTCAGAACTAATTCCAGTAAATACTACACTAGAAATACCTACGCTTGTACTATCAAATTCATAATTATTTCCTGTATTATTAACAGTTAATGGTGTTTGGAATACTCCATTAATGAATAATATACCATTTCCAATACCAACACCAGTTTCTGTATTAGCACCACCAACACTTAAAGTATATGTTCTTCCAATACCAGTGAAACTATCTGAAATATCATCAAATACCATATTGGTATCATAATTACTTCTAGTGAATGTTCTTCCATTAAATTCTGCTTTAACATATGGAAGATTAGTTAAACTTCTTCTTTCTCTAGTATTTCCTTTAGGTGGATCTAAGAACCAAACTGTACTATCAACAATATTAAATGATCCTCTATGAACTCTAGCAACATCACCATCTTGGTGAGTTGTTGCACCTATTCCCAATGATCCCCTAGCAACACTGACAACAGGAATAGTTGAAATTCCTAAAGCAGTATTTTCTGCATCATCAATAGTTCCATCAGAAACACTAGCAAATCCAACTTGCTCAACCTTCATATATTCAGATCCAACTTTTAATACGTCTCTTGGTTGAACAGAACTAATTCCACTAAGAGCAAATTGTGTTATTCCTATACCAATAGCACCATCTAAGGTATGTTCTATAGTTGTATAAGTAACTGGTTGTTGGATAATACCATCAAGACCAATAACAGTTTTACTTAACTTCTTGGTCATTTCCAATTTATGGGCGTTTCCTTCTCCAATTCCAGTAAATGTTATTGGATTTCCAGTAGATACAAATGACTTTTGACTGAATAACTGTATTCTATTTTCATCTAAAACTTTGGCATATACGGTAGATGGCATTAACGTTGTTACAATACCAGCATTATTTGCAGTAGATCCAATTGATACTGGAGTTGCACCTACACCAATAAATGTTGAATTTGCAGTATATGTCAATTCTTCACCAGTATTAAAGAAATGATTTGGAATAGTACATATACCTGAAGAATTTGGAAGAACACCTACAGCATTTGTATCTGAAGGATTAAAGGTCTTACTATAAATTGGTACACCTTCATGCTTAAGATCAAAATTAACTTTATTTGCTCTTGATCCATTCATTCCATCATATGCTGATAAGAATAATTTCTCAGTAACTGCACCAATATCAAGATCTGGTGGGGTATTTTCAAAATCACTAGCAGTATAAAATATCTTACTATATGCTTGAATTTCTATTAATGAATCAAATTCAGAATCTGGATAGAATTTAAGATTAATATCATCTCCTGAAATTTCTCCACCAAATGTACCTAATCCTGTTGTAGAACCAGCAGATACAAATGGATATTGTACTGTAACTACATCATCAACATCTCTTAATGTAATTAATTGATGAACAGCAGATGTTTCTCCACAAGAAACTCTAATAAGAGACTTAGAACTACTATCAATAGTTTTATCAAGAGTTGTGAATGTTATTCCTATTCCTGGATTATGATCACTTGCTAAGGTTGATTCATATCTTGCACTTCTTTCAGCACCTGCTGGTTGTCCAGGAAGGCTGTACCTATAAACACTTGTTCCTGCTGTAGTTGTTCCTAAACCAACTATATTTGCTTGAAGTGTAAGTTTTGTATCTCTTTCATTCTCAAAATCTAGTTTTATATTTCCTGATTCATATCTTGCTGTAATAATACCTAACCTACTTGAACTATAATTTATTGATACGGTATCTACATAATTTTCTGCTATGTAAGTATTTGTTCCGTCAAAATCAACAATAACTTCACTATAATTAACTTCCCTTGTAATATCATCTTGAACTAAAATATTAGCCTGTAATGCATTGAAATCATTTTCAGAGAATTGTGCTATTGTTGTTGTATTAAATCCAACAGTGGTACTTGCAATTCCAACATTAGAAGATTTAAGATCAATATGTCCTATTGATTGAGTTTCACTAGTTGCCAAATCTGTATTAAAATCAATTTTAAGAACTTTAATATCATGATCTTTTTCATATTTTTCTGTTGGTTCAAATCTTAAAGTTTTTCTATTAGTGAAATCACAATCAGCAACAAAATCACCTAATTTATTATTTGTAAAATCTGTTGTTTTTTCAAATAGAATTGCATCAGAAGTTTTAGTTAATACAACAACTTCACTAAGTTGTGTATCAAATGTATCTGGATCAACTATTTGAACAATATAATTTGCAAATAAACCATCAACTTCTTCAATTTCCGTAAATGTATCCTGCAATCCCTTGCTTGAGAATTTACCACTAATATCATCATGTTGTAGTGCCCTATTTGATTTACACTTAGTATAATCAGTTAATATTAGATTTTCAAATTGTAAATACTTTGATCTTAAAGGATTAGTTCTTGAATCATAATCAGTTGTTAGATCAAGGTTATTAATAGTATCAACTCTATTCACATCATTCATTACATCCAATATTAAAACTGGAGAAGAACTATGAGTAGATGATATTCCTGCAGGAACGCTAGAAGATATTCCTACATCTGAGAAATTCTTAAGACCTGATGGATGAACTATACGATTTACTGGATCTACAGATTTTTCCCATTCTATAGGACTCTTAACAGAATATGAAAGATTTTGATAATAATCATTATTTGGAATAACCTGATAATCATCATTTAATTTTCCTATATTATCCAACCAACCATAATCTTGGCGATTTGAATATGATATATTGAATTTTGCTTTATTTTCTATAAAACTAGTTACACTAGCAGAAACATCAGTAACTTGACCTTTAATTATATTATTTTTTTGTAACTGGAATAATCCATCAACTCTAATATAATCATCTCTAGAATCAACAACAACTAAATCAGTTTCTTCAAATCCAATTCCACTATTAACCAATAATTTTTCACCAACTTGATATTCTCCTCTTTCTTGAATTGGTTCAAGAACTGGATAATTTAGTTTATTAACTATTGTTGCATATCCAGATTGGAAAGTTTTTGCAAATCCTGGATTTGTTGTTAATCCAGCAACACTATACTTCAATACTGCAGGATTTGAATTTATAAAACTTTCAACCTTAAAGAAACGGAATTCATAATCCTTAGAATTAAATCCAGTTCCTTCACTTGAAACACCAGTATTTGTATTTGCTTGTGTTCCTATGCCAGATTCTCCAACAAGTTGTATACCCTCTACAAATATTTCATCACCTGCTGTGAAAGGAGGCACTGCAAAACCAGTAATAGGTGTTTCTAATACACAAGTTACTATTCCAGAACCACTTTGCATAGAATTGATTCCTACACCGTTAGAGTTATTAACAGCGAGTAATTTATGAGTTACTGATTGTAATCCTCTAATTGGTGCAAATAATTCAACTTCCGATATACTTTGATTTGGAACTTTAGCAATTAAAGATACTTCATCAACAATTTCTTTTTTCTCTGGATTATACAGAACTAAATCTGGAGCACCTAAGTATTCAGATCCACCATTAACAATATTAACATTCTTAATAACATCTAAATTATCAAGATTAATAATAGGTGATACAAATGCTTCTGGACTTAATGTTTTATCTGAAGAATATTCATATCCAATATCAACGATACGAACATCTTTGATTCTACCAATTGATGTAGAAATTGCTACTAAGTTAGCGTTTTGACCATTTGCACTATTAACAGATACAAACTTAGGTAGTTTCTTATAATTGTATCCTTTTGATATTACTTTAAGATCTTTAATAGAACCTGTAACTGAAGTGGATCTAGTTGAATATTCGAGTTTATCACAATCATCTTCAGTATATGATAAAAATTCTGGAGTTTTATAAGGAGAAATCTTAAATGTATCCGAACTTATACCAAATACTTTAAATTCACCACTATATGCACTATCAACAAAAGTTATTTCTGAGTAATTTTTTACTCCTGTATCAGATGTACTAATATATCCATTTTTTTCTAAAGCATAGTAAAGTTTTAATGGTGAAGATGCAGTATAAGAAACAGTTAAAGAAGCACCAACAACTGGTAAATCTGGTGATGTTCCAATACCAATAGTACCAAGACCTACAACATTAAAACTACTACTATCCGCAGAACTATAATATTCATTCTTAAACTCATTATCATAAAATACTTTAAATGAGAAATTAGATAAAGTGGTACTTGATAATCCAAATGTTAACTGTGAATTTTTAACAACTGTGATTGGTGGATTTATTAATGATAATCTTTGATTAGTTCCTCCAGTATTTTGGGTAATTTTTAAAGTGTTTACAGGATTTACTGTTACATCAATAAAAGTTTCACCCAATTCAATCAAATCATCATTTACTTTATATGCATAGTATGATCCAGTTGATAATCCAGTAGCAGAACCTTCATAAAAGACTTTATCTCCAGTCTTTAACTTATGATTTACTAAGTTCAGTTGATTTATGTTTACAGAACTATTTGTAAATTGTATGGGATTAATTAGTAATTTTTGGAATTGCTCATTCCAGTTAACAGAAATAGCGTCTGTTGTTCCTATACCAACACTAATTGATGGAATAACATCCATCTTAACTACATCATTATTTTTTAATCCATGTGTGGTTGTTTGTGCTAATCCAATCTTAGTAGTAACAGTAGAAACTATTCTATCAATATCACCAGTTACCTGTTCATAATCTGATGAAATTAAATATTCAGATTCAGTAAACTTATAAGATGTTAATGCGTTAATACCATTAGAGAAGAAATATATTCCCTCACTCGTATTTGCTAAACCTGCTCTTGTAGTAACTAAACCAATATGATTTTCTCCTTTATTAATTACAAATAAAGTATCAGTATATGGTGCACCAGATTGTGGTATTGCAAATTGATTTCCTGTAGGAGAATTGCCAACATTTATTTGAGATCCATTTGGATGTTTACTTAATTTAACTTGTTGTCCAGTTTTAAATGGATGATTAGGTATGAATATAGTTCTAGTAGGTGCAAATATTGTTCTTTCAATCTCCCCTATAGGATGATCAATATACACACCACCACCAACAGTTGTACCAATACCAATTGATTTTGGTCCATTAAAATATACTAAATCATTATTTTTAGAGTCAAAATTTTCAGTTTTTACTGGTATTGAAACCTTGGTATTTAATACGTCAATATTCGTTCCAAAAGTATGTGCTATTCCTATAGCAAATCTCTTAACTGTAATTGCAGAATTTAATTTATGAATATTAAGAACTTTAACAACTTCATCAGCAATTCTTAATGATCCACCAATAGAAACTGTATTTGGAATTTTAGTAACAAATATATCTTCTATTGCACCAAGTGCATTAGAATTAACTGACATAGTCTTTGCTAATCCAATACTATCGGTTTTAATCCCAACACTAAATGAATTTGTAAGATTAACAACAACTGTACTTAAACCAGAAACCGCAACAGTATCTTGATTATTTAATTCTATATTTGGAAGATGATGTGCAATAACTTCATCTGGACTATTCCAAACAAATGTTACGTCCTCAAATCTGTCCAATTGAGTATCAATTCTAGAAACACCGATACCAACTATCTCATCAACCTGTGCTCTTAACCCACTACCATTAGTATCAGTATTATCAAATTTAGTGAAATCACCAACTTTATAACCAAATCCACCATCTAAAACGGTAATATCAGTAACATCACCTGTAGTTACAGATTCAACATTTGATAATTGACGTAAAAACTCATTAGATTCAACAATAAAATCATTTTCCGCAAATTTATCACCAACTTTATAAGGTGTAGTATTTCTTAGTAAATTTGTATTATTAAAATCAAAACTATGATCAAGTGAATGATTTTCTTCAATGAACGATGATTTATAAGTTTTACCAACAAAATATGGATATGCTGGTTTAATAGTACCACTAGAAGTTTCTATACTTGCAAAGTATGCATAAACTCCATTAGGAAATTCTGGAGTTTTACAAAATCTTCCATTATGCTCATCTAAATCACCATTACCATCGTAAAAATAATCTTGAACGAAGAAACCATTATCAAATGCTAATGTTCCAGGTACGGCAACTGGTCTATTGACAACTCTTGAAGAATCAGCAACATAACCACTTGTAATAATACCTACAGGTGAGTTAATATCATCTGGATCTGTATATCCAAAAGGTCCATAAATTGGATTCCCATCATATGCCCATCCAATTATAGGAGAATGGTTTGTAGGTTCCTTAAAATTACCATTTTGTTCAACAGTAAAAGATTCTCCATAATGATCTGCTAGATCTTGATTATATCCAACAATATTAAATCCTAATGAAGTATCTCCTTGAGGATTTAAATAATAATCACCAAACCTCTTTGTATTGTTAATTGTTAAATTTCTTACTCTTGGTTCATATAATCCGTTAATACCTCTTGAATCGGCATATACGTTAGTATTAGAGGCATCATAACCAATACCACCATTAATTACCAATACACTTTGCAGTTTTCCATCACCAATAACTGGTTTTAGAACAGCACCATTACCAGATCCATCTATAACTAATTTTGGTAAAGAATAATACTCTTTACCTTTACTCATAACAACAACATCAAGAATTTTACCACCACTTATAATTGGTTTTAATTCAGCATCTTTACCATTTTGTATAGTTATTGATGGATCTTTCTGATGATTTACAGTAATTGATCCATATTTTGTACCTTGCTCATAAACATAAGATCCAGTAAGTTTACCTGTAATAACTGGTGTAAACACAAAATCTCCAGTAATACTAGAAGCATATGAAACTTTTGCTGTTACAGTTACTTCAGGATATGTAAATGTTTGATATCCTGTTCCTGTTGTCTGTAAACCAACAAATTTACCTCTATTAAAATCAGATATTGATGTTCCACCAATACCTGCATCAGCAAGTCTGAATGAATTATCATCCACCTTCATAACATAGTATGAATTTTGAGGATCTAATCCACCTATTGCTTTAGGATATGTACTACCAATACCAACAGTTGGACTATAGTTGATTAATTCACCATCTTTAAATCCATGATCTTCATAATTAATCGTATCAAATGATGTAGATATTCCAGATGGTTTTACATTTAATTTTCTATATTGATAACCAGATCCAGAATTTACAACTTTTACTGCTTTTATAGTGTTCTTAGAAACAGTTCTAAATTTATGAACACCACTAGCATTTGTATCAGTAGATAATCCAACAGTATTAATACCAGATAATGCATCACTTTCACTATTATACAAATGAACAGTTGAACTATTAACTATACCAACATAATAGGGTGCTCCATTCGCTAATGTTCCTGTAATAGTATTACCTGCATCTTTATATGCACCAATTCCAATATTAGTATTACCATTACTGTTATAGAAGACTTTTTCACCATTTGCAAAATTATGTGGTGTTTTAAATGTTATGGTTTCATCTTCAATTGATATACCACCATTAAAAAATATATCTCTACTATCAAATTCTAATTCCCTAAATCTAGGTCCTGTAATTGCTTCTAAGACACAACCAGTACCATTACCACCAGTAAGACTAATATCAGTTACTTCATCGATATCAAAATCTTGAGGGTCTACAAGAACTTCTTCAACAGATCCTTCTAAAATTGGTTCAACTAAAGCAGTTTCTCCTATTCCAATCTTAAAACCATTACTATCCCTAACTATAGAATCTTCAACTATAACTTTAGGTGGATTTAAAACATCATATCCAGATCCACCATTAAAAAGATCTAACTTTGTTATTGGACCATAAAAAATATTATCGTCAGATACTGAACTTCTTACCTCAACACCATCAACTAAAACAGCAATAGTGTTCGTTGGAACCTCTCCTTTACCTACTATAAATTGATTTTGTCTTAATGGAAATTTTCTTAAAACTGATGAAGAATCTAATGTTCTATTATAATGCCTTTCTAAAGTAAATGTATGTTCTTGTCCAGCACCAGTTGACTGTAAAATAATAGCATCTTCACTTTCTTGCTGTCCTCTTGAACTGTATAATTTAATATCAGACGTAGGATTACTAGCATTTTCTAAAACATCAACATAATACCTATTGCCAGATACTAATCCAAGTATAGGTTGAGTTGCAATACCTGCAGTGTATATAATTGAATCTCCCTTAACAAATTTAATAGGAGCAGATGTTGTTGCAGTTACTTGTGCAAATGATATTGTATCGTATTTTCCAGGACTAACTTCATTTATTAATGTGGGATTACTACCATCAGTACTAATACCACTAATTTCCTCCTTAATTAAATCAGTTACAATAGGATAACTTGGTAATGAATTAGATACTACATATGCTTCACTATCTTTATCATTATAAACATTTAATACATCACTAAGAATACTATTATTGCCAGTTTTTATAGTAACACCAGTACTTGATACTTTTTTAAGATTTCTTCTTATATCATATAACTTTCCAGTTACTGCACCAGGCCAAGATGTTAAATTAACAATCTTTACTGTATTTGGTTTTATTGAAGTATTAATATCTTCTATCTTACCATTTGATGCACCAAATTCGATTGTTTGAGAATTTCTTCCAAGAATAGAAACATTATCACCTTTTTTTAAACTAGATGATTCAATTATACTTGGTAATGTAAAGGTAGATCCACTAATTCCATCTCTTTCAACTTGATATCTACTAGAAGTATTATAAATCCATGAATTTGCGAATATTTCTTTATATGTTGCAGTACCATCAGTAGGATTTCCAATCTTTTCACCTACATTTTTAACATAAATGTTTTCTTTTTCTGTTACTAAAGAAATATCAGAAATAGTTTCTAAACTTGAAAGAACTCCAGTAATCCTAAGTTCAACTTTTTTATTTAAATCTCCATTCTCATATCCAAAAATAACCTCATTTGATCTAATATTATCAGCAGTACCAATGCCTGTGACAATTCCATCACAACCAAAAAACTGATTTATAGTCTTTGATGTGTAAGTTATTGTATTACTTCCACTTATTAAAACACCAGTTTTACCAAAACCGACAGTAGAATCAACTAAAATAGTTGATCCATTCTCAGGCACTTGCTCTAAAGCTTTAGTATTTCCTTGTATTGTAAAGGTTCCTTCAATTAAATCTCTATCACTATATCCAACAAATAAAGATAACTTATGATACAGTTTATTATCCCTTGTAAATGGTTCTACTCCAGAAACTGATGCTTGTGTTCTAGTATCTGTTGATTTATAAATTGTTTGTCCAACTAAATTAGAAGGATCTCCAGTTAAACTAGTTTGTTCAGCAACTATTACTTCTCTACGAATGAATTCTGCACCAGAGGGTTTTATTAAATTCTCTTCTAAATCTAATACTTTTGCTTCTACACCAAACAATACTTTATAAAGAATGGCAATAGATTCTTCAATACCCTTTGATTGATAAAAAGTTCTAGCAATCTTTATAAAATTACCTACATCAAGATCATTAGAAAAAGATACATCTTCAAATCCAGGTAAAAATGTTCTTTTTAACTTTTTAAAAAATTCTTGTAAAAATAATACACTAAGGTTAGTAACAGTAGCGTTTACTTCATGTGTTTCTGAAATAGTATCATTAAAAACTAAAGACTCTCTATTAACATCTAATAATGATGATGAAATACCAACATTATATCCAGTAATACCACTAAAACCACGAACACATCCTAAAAATGTAGTATCATTTTTACTAGTATAAGTGATAATCTCATTATCAATCTTTAGAAGACCATACTCATCAGGAAATCCTTTTGTTGAGGAAACAACGATATCCTTATCTACTAGATCAATAGAAGATGAAAGTGTTGTTTTTCCAACGATAACTTCAGGTACTAAATTATCTACCTTTAAATATTGATCAAAATTACTTACTAAATCAGTAGGACCACCTTGAAATTCTTGTGAAATATAATATTGCTTAAAAAATTCTACCGCATCTGGAAAATCTGATACCACAAAATCAGGTAACTGATTCTTTATTACAGTATTAACCTGTATACTCTTATCAATTTTTGCCATATTTTATTTCCTCTCTAGTACTCCGTTAGAGTAACTTGATGTGTAATAATCTCTTGTAAATACAACACCTGATACATCTTCTCCTGAAGCGATTACGTCCTTAACCGTATTTATCTTACTATTTGAAACATCAAAACTAAGATAAAGATCCTTTAATCCAACAACATCGTTTGATTCTGGGAATGCTTGAATCTCAATTAAATTGTTTGGAGATATTGTTGATGTAACATTAATTGTATTAAGGATAATTTCACCTTTCTTATAATCAACAATTCCAACATCTTTAACAACAACTTTTAAATCACCTTTAGTATTTTGATATACAATACTAAGAGTTCCTTTATGGGATCCATCTAAATTTCCATTTCCATCTTTATTAGGAACGTCTGTAAGATAAACAGTATTAGTTTCCCCCGAAACTGTAAATCCAGTACTCTTAATATTAAATCCTGCAGGATTGATATTAAACTTATTACCAAAACATAATTCATATTGTGCAAATTGATTTAATAATGCCTTTAAATCTCTTCTTATTATAACTTTAGTGATATTAGAAGTAATTGCATTATCAACTCTATCAATCAATTGATTCATTTTACTATATTTGAATCTACCACCAAACTTATTAATTTCAACATTATTTGCATATTGATTTAATGCATCAATAATCGTTGTTCTTAATGTAGATGAATCGGCAATTTGAGATGTATTGTAGTAAACAGTTGAATCAATCTCAACATAGAGAATTTTAAGATCTACAATCTCGGAATTTATACCAGCAATTGCATAACTCTTTAATTTGTTTTTAATTTGTTGCTT